TTTTTAAGAATCAATGATAAAGAACAAAAAAAGTTTGACTTTGCTTCTATCAGGGATGCTCAGTATCACATGGCTCTATATGAGTTACTAGCTGAGTTAAATTATAAGCATGCTGCTATTCTAAAGAAAAGACAGATAGCTTCTTCTTATTTTCACTGTGCTAAACTTATTAATACTCTTTGGTTTGAAGAAACACCTATTCTCAAAATAGGTGCTAGTCTAAAAGATTATATTAATGACAAAGGTTCTTGGAAATTTTTAGAAGAATATAGATCTTTTTTAAATCAGCATACTGCTTGGTACCGACCAATGAATCCTGGTAAAATGGGTAACTGGCAACAGCAGATAGAAGAGATGAGCACTCAAGGTAGAAAGTTCTTAAAAGGTTTAAAAGGTGTAATGTCCATGTTAACTTTTGAGAAAGATCCAACGGCGGGTGTCGGTGGACCTTGTACAATATTCTTCCACGAAGAAGCAGGTATTGCTCCTAAGATGGATCAGACTTATGAGTTCCTTAGACCTGCTCTACAATCTGGTCATATGACTACAGGTTTATTTATTGCAGCAGGATCCGTGGGTGATCTAGATCAATGTGTTCCTTTGAAAGAGATGATACTTAGACCTTTATCTAATGATATATACGGAGTAGAAACAAATCTACTAGATGATCAGGGCACTGTAGCAATCACCGGATTATTTATTCCAGAGCAGTGGTCTATGCCTCCTTACATTGATGAGTATGGTAATTCTAAAGTAGAAGATGCTTTGGAAGCGATAGCTTCTATGAGAAAAGCTTGGAAAAAAGATTTAACTCCAGAAAAATATCAGCTTCGTATATCTCAGCATCCTATTAATATAAGTGAAGCATTTGCTTATAGAAAAGTTTCTATGTTTCCAATGGAGTTAGTTGGTAGTCATAAAAGAAAAATTCTTGATAAAGACTTTCCATATGAGCTTGTAGAGTTACACAGAAATCTAATAGATAATAAGATAGAACATAAGCTTACAAATAAAATACCTATATCAGAGTTTCCAATAACTAAAGACACTGAAGACAAAACAGGTGCAATAGTTGTCTGGGAAAAACCAGATAAAAATGCTGAATGGGGCACATACTATGCATCAATTGACCCGGTATCAGAAGGTAAAACAACTACATCAGAATCTCTTTGTTCCATCTATGTTTACAAAAGAGCTGTAGAAGTAAAGAGAATTAAAGGAGAATTAGTAGAAACTTTTATAGAACATGATAAAATTGTTGCGGCCTGGTGTGGTAGATTTGACGATATAAATAGAACCCATGAAAGATTAGAGTTCATAATTGAATGGTATAATGCGTGGACAATCATAGAAAACAATATATCTTTGTTCATTCAATATATGATTAGTAAGCATAAACAAAAATACTTAGTACCTAAAGATCAGATAATGTTTCTAAAAGACCTTGGAGCTAATAGAAATGTTTATCAAGAATATGGTTGGAAGAATACTGGTGTTTTATTTAAAACACATCTACTTAGTTATCTTATTGAATTTTTAAAAGAAGAGATTGATGTTGAAACTAAGGAAGATGGAACAGTGGTAAAAAGAGTATATGGTATATCAAGAATACCAGATGTTATGGCTATGAAAGAGATGGAAGCTTATGATGATGGTGTCAATGTCGATAGATTAGTTTCTTTAGCTGCTTTGATTGCTTTTGCAAAGATTCAGCAATCTAATAGAGGTCTAAAGAAAAGAGTTGAACATATACAAACAAAATCTTTGCAAAAAGAGAATAATTTATATAAATTAGTGAGCAGTCCTTTTCGCCATATGGGGAAGGGGAATTCTATTTCCGGTGGTAAGCCTCCAAGAAATATGTTTAAAAATATAAGATAAGATGAAAGTATTAAATGCAATGCAGCTCAAATCAGGAGCTAAAGCTGAGTACAACAGGATGGGTAGTATTACTCAACCTGTTCAATTTATTCCAAGAAGTGAAAAAGACAAAGAATGGGTGTCTTGGAACATGGACTGGCTTGAGTGGCAAGGTCTTAAGCAAATCAGAAGAAATGCTAGAAGGCTTATGAAAAATTATAAGCTTGCCAAAGGGATCATTGATAAAACTGATTACATTGTTCAAGAAGATAACGAGATGCGTGATCTGGTTGAGACTTTAACTAAAGATGATTCAACAGCTTTGGAGTTAAAGTTTTATCCAATTATTCCTAATGTTATTAATACCATGACAGCTGAGTTTGCTAAAAGAAATAGCAAGATATCATTCACAGCTGTTGATGAGTATTCTTATAATGAGTTAATGGAGCAAAAACGCGCAGCTATTGAAGCTGTTTTGTTGGAAGATGCTCAGAATATGTTGATAACTAAGATGTTAGAATCTGGAGCAGATCCTAATGATCCAGAGATGCAACAGCAGATGCAACAACAATTGGCTCCCGAAAATCTAAAAACATTACCAGAGATTCAAGACTTTTTTAGCAAAAGCTACAGAAATGTTGCAGAAGAATGGGCTTCTCATCAGTTAGCTATTGATGAAGAAAGATTTAGAATGGATGAGCTAGAAGAAAGAGGATTCAGAGATAGCTTAATTACTGATAGAGAATTCTGGCACTTTAGGATGATGGAAGATGATTATGATGTAGAATTGTGGAATCCTGTTTTAACATTTTACCATAAATCTCCAGAAGTAAGATATATTTCCCAAGGTAATTGGGTTGGTAAAATTGAGATGATGACTGTTGCTGATGTTATAGACAAGTACGGCTATATCATGAACGAGGAGCAGTTGGAATCTATAGAGGCTATCTACCCGGTTAGATCAGCAGGTTATCCTATTCAAGGGTACCAAAATGATGGTGCTTATTACGATGCTACAAAAGGCCATGAGTGGAATGTTAATATGCCATCTTTAGCTTATAGACAATTCGTATCCATGTGGGATAACTTTGTTTACAATGGTGGAGATATTGTTAACTGGATCATGGGTGAATCAGAAGATTACTTTGATATGGGTATGGCTTACATGCTTCGCGTAACTACTTGTTATTGGAAGTCTCAGCGTAAGGTGGGTCATCTAACCAGAATAACAGAAGCAGGTGAAGTTATCACAGATGTCGTAGATGAAAGTTACAAAATAACAGATAAGCCTGTTTATAATAACATGCTTGTTAAAAATAAAAACAAAGATACCTTAGTATTCGGAGAACACATAGATTGGATTTGGATTAACCAAACCTGGGGAGGAGTAAAGATTGGTCCTAACCATCCTACATTCTGGGGTATGAATAATCCAGGTGGTGTAAATCCTATTTACCTAGGTATTGATAAAAATGTAATTGGTCCACTAAGATTCCAATTCAAAGGTGATAATACTTTGTATGGATGTAAATTACCAGTAGAGGGATCTGTATTTGGAGATAGAAATACTAGATCTACAGCTTTAGTAGATTTGATGAAACCTTATCAAATAGGGTACAATATTGTTAACAATCAGATAGCAGATATCCTGGTAGATGAATTAGGTACTGTGATCATGTTGGATCAGAATGCTTTACCTAGACATTCCTTGGGTGAAGATTGGGGAAAAAATAATTTAGCAAAAGCCTATGTAGCAATGAAGAATTTCCAAATGCTACCTCTAGATACAAGCATCACTAATACAGAAAACGCTTTAAATTTCCAACACTTCCAAGTGATGAATCTAGAGCAAACTCAAAGGATGATGTCTAGGATTCAGATGGCTAACTACTTTAAACAACAAGCTTTTGAAGTTATAGGTATTACTCCTCAGAGAATGGGTCAGCAAATAGGACAAACTGAAACAGCTAAAGGTATAGAACAAGCTGTGGCTGGATCTTATGCTCAAACAGAGATGTATTTTATACAACACTCTGATTACCTGATGCCTAGAGTACACCAGATGAGAACTGATTTAGCACAGTTTTACCATTCTAAAAAACCTTCTTTAAGATTACAATACATGACTAGCAAAGAAGAAAAAGTAAACTTTGAAATAAATGGTACTACTTTATTGCTAAGAGATATAAATGTTTACGCTACAACTAGATCTAATCATAGAGCATTACTAGAACAAATGCGTCAATTGGCTATGAGTAATAATACAGCCGGTGCAAGTATCTATGATCTTGGTGAAGTTATACAAAGCAACTCTTTATCTGAGCTTTCTTCTACATTGAAAGGAATAGAAGATAAAGCTAATGCAGCTCGTCAAGAACAAATGCAGCATGAGCAACAGATGAAGCAGATGGAAGTTGAACAGCGTACCAAAGAAAAACAAATGGAGCTTGATGCTAAAGCTCTTGAAGAAGAAAAGAATAGAAGAAAAGATATCTTGGTTGCTGAGATTAAATCTGCAGGCTATGGTGCTATGCAAGATATTAATCAGAATATGCAGAGTGATTTCCAAGATACTCTAGATAAAATTCAACAGTCTAATGAGTTTAATCAAATCATGAATTTTGATAAAACTAAAGAGGTTAATAAACAATCCCAGTTTAGAGAAAAAGTAAATCTAGAAAGGGAAAAGTTACAGAATCAAAGAAACCTTAAAGATGTTGATTTACAGATAGCTAGAGAGAATAAAAACAAGTATGACGAGAAAGCAAAACAAAAAAATAAGGAGAAGAAAAAGTAACTTAGTGATATAGTGCGAAATTTTTTCTTTTGCACTATATCATTTTAACTATATTAAGTTTAAGTATCGTATATTTGAGATTATTATAATTGTCAGTAACAAAAACCAACAAATATGGCAGATAACAACAACGGTACAACTACTGTTAGTACAGTAGATGTAGCAGATTTAGACTCGATTTTAGGATCTCCCACAGGAGAAAGTGTGATGGTCCCAGATCAGGGTGGAAGCAAAGAAGTTAAAAAACCTAACTTGTTTACTTCAAAACCAGTAGATATGACGTTCCTTGATAAGGATGATGATGACGATGATGACTCTAGTAGTTCTTCACCAGCATCTACACAAGCAAGTGCTTCAACAACTACTACAAGTGGTGCACCGGCAAGTGATGATGACGATGATAAAAACATAGATGCATTATTATCACCCGATGGTTCTGATAAAGGTGGTCGTCCTAAGATGGATAAGAATGGTATGTTAGAGCTTGCTAAAAAGCTTATCGACCAGAAGAAGCTTATTCCATTTGATGATGATAAACCTTTAGAAAAATATACTGTTCAAGATTTTGAAGAGTTATTTGAAGCAAACTTTGAAGAAAGAGAAAGAAAAGCAAGAGAAGAGATTCCTCTTGAGTTCTTTGATAGTTTGCCGGTAGAATTACAAGTTGCAGCAAAATATGTAGCTGATGGTGGTGCGGATTTAAAAGGTTTATTTAGAACCCTAGCCCAAGTAGAAGAGGTTAGACAATTAGATCCTTCTGAAGATAATGATCAGGAGCAAATTGTTAGATCTTACTTGCACGCAACCCAATTTGGTACCGCTGAGGAAATCGAAGAGGAAATTACCAGTTGGAAAGACCGTGATGAGTTAGGTGCTAAAGCTAAGAAATTTAAACCAAAGTTGGATGCTATGCAAGAACAAGTTGTAGCTAGACAGTTAGCACAACAAGAGCAGATGCGTAAACAACAAGCCGCTCAAGCACAAATGTATATGGACAATGTGTATAAAGTCCTTGAACCCGCAGAAATTAACGGTATCAAGTTAGATAAAAAAACACAGAGTTTATTATACGCTGGACTAGTACAACCTAATTATCCTTCTATATCAGGTAAGCCTACTAATATGTTAGGACACCTTTTAGAGAAGTATCAATGGGTAGAACCTAGACATGATTTAATCGCCGAAGCTCTTTGGTTACTAGCTGATCCTGAATCATATAGAAACAAAGTAAGAGAAATAGGCAAAAAAGAAGCAACAGAGAAAACAGTTAGAATGTTAAAAACAGAAGAAAAAAATAAGATATCTTCTACAACATCTGATGATTTTGATCAGGATAACAAGAGACAGTCTTCTCAACAAAAGCTTCAAAGACCAAGTCAAAACTTTTTTAAACGATAATTAATAACAACCTAAAACAAAAAACAAAAAATGAGCACTCCAGTTTTAAACAATGGTATTTTCCTAAGAGATACCAACTATCAAGCGAGTTCACATGTTGATTCTTATCACTTAGTGAATATGCTAAAAAATGCTGAACCTATGGATATGGGTCCAGTAGACATTTGGGCAATGGCACAAAAAGTAGAAATGCCTCTTTACCAATTATCATCTTTTGGTGGTAAGAACATTATCATGGTTGATAATGCGCGTGGTGAATACAAATGGCAAACTCCTGTGTCACAAGATCTTCCTTTCATCATTGAAGATATTGAACCAGAAAACTACAACAAAGGTATTGATGGTACAACCTTCAAAATCAAAATCAGCCGTAGAGAATTTGGTCATGGTGATATCATCACTTATGATAAGTTTAACGGTTGCGAGTTGTATATCACAGCTGATGATATCCTTCCAATGAGCGATGGATTTGTCTACACCGTTCAATTAGTTAACAATGATAACTATAAGTTCTTAGACAACAAATACTTAACCAATGGAACCAAAATCTTCCGTAAAGGTTCTGCTCGTGGTGAGTATGGCGAAAGATTCTCTGATATCGCAACACGTGCTGGTTTCCGCGAGTTCTACAACTTCGTAGGTGGAGCTGAAGCACATGTTCACTATTCAGTATCTTCTCGTGCTGATTTAATGACTCGTGGTGGTATGAATGCTGATGGCACAGTACCTGTAACTGAGATTTGGAGAAACTTTGATAAAACAATGGATCCATCAATCTCTAAGATTGAAGATATGGTTGCTAAAATGGGTAAAGATTATGTTAAGCGTGCTATGGGTAATGGTACTTTAACTCGTACCTTTATGACAACTATGGAAGCAGCTCACTTAACTAAGGTAGCTCAAGATATTGAGACTTACTTAATGTGGGGTCATGGTGGTCGCGTTAAGCAAGATGGTCCAGATGATATCCGTTTATCAGTAGGTTTATGGAAGCAATTGGATAACTCTTTCAAACGCGTATACAACAAATCAGGTTTCTCACTTGAATTGTTCCGCGCTGAGTTATATAACTTCTACGCTGGTCGTGTGGAATTCCAAGGTCCAGATCCTAAGAGACAATTAATTGTTCAAACAGGTATGGGTGGTATGAGATTAGTAAATGAGGCTATCAAGCGTGAAGCTGTTAACTCTGGTTTAGTAATCCAAGCTGCATCTAACAATGGTATCGGAGCTATCTCTGGTCAAGGTATGGATTTGAACTTCGGATTTGCTTTCACATCTTATGTGATTCCATTCTTAGCAAATGTGAAGTTTGTATTAAACCCTGCTTTTGATAACTTACATACCAATGATATTGAGAACCCAATCATTGATGGTAATCCTTTATCATCTTATAGCTTCATCATTTTCGATATCACTGATACAGGAAATGACAACATCTTCATGTTGAAGTTATCTTGGGATAATCAATTGAAATGGTGGTATCAAAACGGTACTATGGATTACATGGGCCGTACACAAGGTTTTGCTTCAGTTGGTCAGTTCAATGGTTACCGTGTTTACATGACACAAACTATGCCGGCTATCTGGGTAAAAGATCCTACCAAGGTATTGAAGATTGTAATGAGAAACCCAATCACAGGTGGATCATTCTAACCATTAGCACTCTGCGGGTAGGACTCTCCCACCTACCCGCTACATGGTGCCTTTGCCTAGATGATGCTTTAAGCATGTAGGATTATAA